TTACCGTTACCGTCTCGATTCAACACGAACCTATTGAACGGGTAGTTCTTCATCCCATCCTTACTCATGTACAGCAGTGCATTACCACTGACAATGAGATGCTTAAGGGCTTGATGAATTGCTACCCTATGGTTCTGTGCATTGACATAGTCCATGATCATCCTCTCCATCTTAGAGAAAGAGAGGTCAATCTCAGACCTGACTTCAGGTGGCAGCTCTGTTCCAATCTTACTGTCGTTAACTTGTAACTTAAAGAAGGAAGTAGTCGGTGGCATCAGTGCCATCATCAACTTAGCTGCCAAGGTCACAACACCCTTAGCTCCAACTGATTGCCAGGGAGTCTTGAGTTCTACGTGTGATCCTTTGTTGCCTTCATCATCTTGACGGACAAGGTACGGAAGTGTCAGCAGTGAGCACTCCCTTGCAGTACTTAGGAATGCTCCACGCATAGACGTGAGCTGATCGTATCTTGTACGTGCCTTCATATGTTCACGCCTGTTGGTGAACCATTACCCCCAGTGTTAACTGCACTAGACGACAGTGACTGTCTGTTACTAGCTGAGTTAGCAGAGGTACTCTTCTTACGTTGGCTTGCTGCAGTGTTAGCTGCAACAGGTGCAGGTGCTCCAGTCTCCATCGGTGGAGGTGGTGCCTGCGGTGGCTTCGGAGGTGGTGGGGGAGGTGTAGCTGCAGGCAGTGGTGGTGGTGCTGGAATAGGTTTCGGTGCTGGTGGTGGTGACGGGCTTGATCCCATACACATAGTTAGTTCTCCAATCTATTGATAAGCCAGTCAACAACTGAACGTTGACCAGCACGGTACATGATTTGATTAATGGTATCGGTGGGACCTGCATGTAGAGGAGGAAAGTTCTCCTCCATCTCTGCAAGTATTGACTTAGCTTGTAGTCCTAATGACTCAAGCGTACTTAGGGAGGTTGTCATTTCGGTGTTCAAAGAAAGCAGGCATTCGCGCAGCCTGTGTGAAGGAAAGTTCAGGTGCTTTCCCTTGATACATAAGATTGTCGCTGGAATCGGCCCAAAATTTTTTACTCAAAAACTTATCGCCTTGGGTATTATTACCTAGTGGTTCCAAGACCCAGTTGATTGTCGCTTTTCTAAGCTTATCCAGGGAAGATGACGGTCGGAGTCCCAGCTCTTCGCAGACAATTGAGTTTCCTGCGACATGTATCTGTTCATCTCGACTAATGTCAGCCGATACCGTTCGCATACTCTCATCACCGTTAGCGCGAAAGAAAGGGAGTAGTACAAAGAAAATTGCACGCTCGGCAACCATTGCTTTGAGGATTGTGTGATCCTTATGCGAAGTCCACGCTTCTCTGAGCGCCATCGCCTCCTTCTCCGCCTTGTCATTAACCCCGTAAGCATTGGCGATGTAACTAAGAGCCAAGTCGTGGTTCTCTTCATCCTTGACGTTAGAGATAAGTAACTCCCGCGCCATAGTCGGAACGTCAGTGGCCAAAGCATCTGTAATAAAATCTCCTACGGGTAATTCCATGTGGCGTAGTGCGAGGGCACGGTAGATAGTCTCTTCCGCACCTTCACGGACAGTTCCAGCTACGCCTTGTACTGGAGTCCATTTACGTTTTCTGTTTAGTAGTTTCTGATAAGGGTTCATTCGCCGCATTCACAAGGTAGTTCGTTGTTATTTAAAATTGAATTTAAGTAATCATCAACGTCACCCTCGTCAAGAGCGGCGTACGCATCAGATTTATCTTGTACATCCCCCATAACTTGAAGGCTGTAATAAAGACTTGTCTGGGGCGATTGAAGCCACTCTGCTACGAAGTCATTATCGTAGGTTACAGCGTCACTCCAAGAGTTGAAACTATAGCCATGCAGAAGTCCAGTTTTATCTAGCATTGTCATGATGCCATCAGCGACTGCTTTATAAGCGTCCCATCCGACTTCACTGGCGATTTCGACTTCGCCATAGTCATATGTTTGTACACCAAACGTGCCGCTATCACGGTCAACTGTTCGTGCAATAGGTGGTGCAATCTCAGGGGTACAGGTGAATCCATCAATGTCCTTTGAGCGGTAGCTACAAGACGCTGTAGGAGCGATTGCAAAGGCTCGGGACATTCCATACTCATGAGCAATTGTGGTGGCCTGTGTGACCCCATACTCAAACTGTTGTGCTAGCAAATATGCAGGTGTGTGTACTACAACACCGTCATTAAGCTGGCCAAGAGCTTCTCCAAATTGTGCATATGTAACTCCGTACCGTCTGAGCAGGTTTGCAAGACCAAGCATCCCGAGTCCGACTTGACGGTCCACTTCAGGTGAGAGGTATTCACCACCTGCATCAACGCCTGTTCGGCTATGGAGAGAGCACAACTCGGACATACCGAATGCAAATGCACCGGGGATGTCTTCGAATTCACAGGCACCGAGATTGACGTGTTGGAGGAGACATGTTCCACGTGAGGGCAAGTAAACCTCCAGGCAGACATTCCCTCGGATTCGGTTTCCATTTTTGTCATATTTTACTTTGTTAAGCCAAATGTCACCTGATTTGATGCCATGTAAAAGGATTTGCCTTGTGGTTTCCGGCGTCTCATCCCACCAATCTTGGGTGATGTTGACACATCGCTTGACCCAAGGAAGTTCTGCTCTAGATGCAGTAATAAAGGGGATGATATCGCTATGCCGCAAATCGCAATGGAGCACCACAGCACCGTTCTTGTACACCCCACCTCTGCGTAATACTTCATTCAAGGTGCTATAAATTTTACCGAAACTTACAGGGCCTGATGCTACTAACCCTTTATCGTTCTCTGTACCTGCAGGTCGTAGGTCTGACAAGTGAATAGCAACTCCCGCCCCATGTCTTAGGGCGAATGAAGCAAACCTCCACGACGCTTCAATACCTTCAGGTCCCTCAACGCTGTCATCTACATTGAATACAGTGCAGCTAACAGGTAGACGACTAGTAGGGTCGTCAATCCAGCTTTGAACCCGGCCAGTACGGGAGATTAATTCAGGTTTCATACTAAATCTTTGAGGTTGGGTGGTTGATAGTTAGGTCCTTTTAATACCTTCCCGTCATTACGACGGATAGGTCTGCCATCTAGACCAAGCTTTGACATGTTTGATTTATGAATGCGATCCATAGTTTCATCTAGATCCCATCCCATATTCTCTGCATACTGATAACAGACATACACAAGGTCTGCTAGCTCTTTAAGTTCTTCTTCGTAGCCTTCATTCTTGATGGCATACATGAACTCTTGATACTCTTCAGCTATCAGAGAGGATTGAACCGTTCGTCCAGTCATCCCAGAAGCTATCTGATAGGACTGCCTGAACTCTCTCGCTTGTGTCTGTAAGGTGTTGTAACTCATTCTCTAAGTAGTGGATAGCTTTTTCAATGTCTTCTTTGGCAGAACCTTTATGTCCTGCACGGCAAATGTATTTAATTGCATTGCCTTTATGGAAATCTAGTTCTTGATCTCGAATGAAATCCCAAACAGGGATTCGTCCTCGGTTGTAGTAGTTCGGTTGGGCCATTGGGTGACAAGTTGTTTAATATTATTTGTAAGCACAAAGCATTGATGCTGTAGTGCAATGAAAACAGTAATTAAATCTTCTTTTCTTACTGAATCATTTTTTAGGGCGTCCTCTATCTGCCTCATCTTTAGGTCCTGCTCCAGTGTCAGTTCCATTGTGGGCATCGGAGGGACACCAGGGAATTGGTTGCTCGGTTTCGAAGTCATAGTCATCACAAGTAAGGATTCGGGCTAGTCGTGCATTTCGATAAGCATCATCCTCAGTGAGTCCTGCCTTCTCAAAAGCTTCTTTTACTGTCTTCCAGTTGTATCCGTGCTCATCCATTAGGGCGACAGCACGCTTGATACCAATACCAGGAACGCCTGCATAGCCATCAGTTTGATCGCCTGCCATTGTTTGGATTAGGTGCCAACGTCGTCCCTCTTCAGGAGTCACACTCATCGTTTCTTTCATGTCATATACCTGACCGGGAATCTGTTTCATATCCTTATCAGGTGAAACGATTACGTTGCCAGGTTCAGCAGTAGCTTCAATACCTAATAGGTCATCAGCTTCTAGTACTGGATTGATTCGTACCTTGTACTTATCATGCAGTGCATATATCACCCGTTTGTAGCCACATGGTTTCTTCCGATTACGGTGGCCTTTATACGCGGGGTCAATAGTTTTGCGGAAATTTTTTGGCCCAGAAAAGTAAAGGACCTTCTCATCAGCAAAGGGGAATACTACATCTAGCTTCTTTAGCTCTCGTTCTACTGCTGCCATTGCTTCACTGAACTTAGAGGCTACGACAATGACATCTTCGCCAAAGTCAATCTCATATTCAGTAGAGGCACAGCATTTATAAACGATGTAGTCAGCGTCTACTAGGAGTTTCATTCAGTGAACCTCTGCCCAGTTTTTTCCTGTTTGAGCTTCTGCACTGATTGGGCAGCGCGTTCGATAGTATTCTCCAGCCTCTGCAGAGCTAAGTACCAGGGATGTTGATAGATCTTTGGTGTGCTCGGGGGCACATTCGAATTGGATTTCGTCATGTATAAATGCGAGCTGTGAACAACAAAGGTTCAGCTCTTTAGTATGTAAGTGGTTTATGTGCAGCCAGCGTTTCGCAATTACTGCGGCAGATGACTGCAAAAGGTAGTTTAAGGATTTGTGAGGGCTGTCTACTGGTATGGGCCGCCCATCAATCGCCTTAATGTAGCCCTTCTCCGACGCTTTCTTAACAGCTTCAAGTAGCTGCCCATAGCCCGGAATGGCCTCAATAAACGCTTCACGAATCTCTCTACCCTTTGCTTTTTTCTTGTTCGTGGGTAAGCTTTCATCAAATGTAGATCCTATTTTTTCGTCGCCAGCCCCGTAAAGCATGGCGTATTGAACGGTCTTAACCTGTCGCCTAGATATTCCAATCTTGTCGGCGTTGACTTGGTGGATATCTCCGTTAAGTAGAATGTCGGTATACCTACCATCATCATAACGATGCAGGTAATGAGCAAGCATTCGTAACTCGATACCAGAAAGGTCTGCACCAACCATCTGAAGTCCTGGAGCTGCTGTGAATAGCGC